TTACGGACGGGCCTGTTGATGGCCCGTTCCGCGTTATAGTAGCCAGAGAAAAGATACGTGACGATTGTGACGTCACTGGCTTCACTCTGGAAATCAGAGACAGCGAATATGTTGTCCATCCGGCAACCCCTAGCGTGACCAAATTTTCAGGGCCCGCCAACGACAAGGTCGACAAGTTTGGTTTCAACGTCTTTATTCACGAAGGTCACTATGACCGTGTGGCTTTAGGCGAAGCTACGTTGCTTGCCACTATCAACTATGAATGCCCCGAAGGGCCGGTGGTAGTGCATTACCCGGATCACGAGAATGTTCGCTTTAACATAGAAAGGTCGACAAATGGCGTTTAAATTATCACAGCGTAGTCTGGATAGAATGGACGGCGTAGATGAGCGCATGATTGCGGTTGTCAAATACGCTATCACCGAAACCAAAGTGGACTTTGGAGTGATTTGTGGGCTGCGGACGATTGAAGAACAGCGTGAGCTGGTGGCCAAGGGTGCCAGTAAGACGATGAAGTCCAAGCACATCGACGGCGAGGCCGTCGACCTTATGGTCTATTTGGGTTCGAGGGGATCGTGGGAATTGAATTTGTACGACGAAGTGGCGGATGCCATGAAGAAAGGTGCAGAAGCGTGTGATGTCGGCATTCGCTGGGGCTGCGCTTGGCACATCCCAGACATCCGTGCATGGAACGGCACGATGGACGAGGCGATGAACGCGTATATTGATTTACGTCGGTCGCAGGGCAAGCGCCCGTTTTTGGATGGGCCGCACTTCGAACTCGCATAATTATCTAGTTTCTCCTAGCATATCTTATACTAGTTGTGCTAGGATCGACCCACGTGTTGTACGATAATATTCGAGGGATGGATGGACGAAATATATTTTGCCGAAGCGGTTTTTCGGGTTCTCCGAGAACGTCGCCAAGGCTGCGTGGACTTTATGCTAAACGGAAACGTTAAGTCGATGGAGCATTATCGTGAGCTTATGGGCAACATGGAATGCCTTAATCACGTGGAACAGGAACTCAAGGGCCTGCTAGATAAACAGGAGCGATCAAATGACTGAATCAGCTAAAATTGATTTGGCTGCCGCCGTAGAAGGCGTAGCCGCTTTAGCAAAAACTAAAGAAACTACCGAGGCTAAGAGCGAAAAGCCCAACCTCGCCGACGCATACGTCGAAAAACCTCGCCTTAATCCTGAAGCGATTGGTGTGGGTCTTCTTGAAAGAATGCCAGCCCCTACTGGGTGGCGCATTCTAATCCTACCTTACCAAGGCAAAGCCAAGACCGCGGGTGGTATTTTTCTGCCTAGCGAAGTCCAAGAGAAGAACAATGTTTCTACTCAGGTAGGTTA